GTGTTACCATTACACCATAGTTCAAGAAAACAAGTTGTAAAAATAGTAATTTAATACTGGATTGCCTATCGAGGATTTCTACTCATTACATATTTTATTATGATAATGTATTTACAACTTGTTGTATTAATTTGTTACTTATTATTTTTGTGGATAAGCGTTACACGATATACAGGTCTACATTTATTACGTTCATCACCACCGACTACGATAGTTTGAACATGACTGATTTTATGACCTTTTCCCATTTTACCAACTTTATTATTTTCGTTAGCACGAGTGATAATGTAAGGCATAGTTCTTGTATTTGTTTGTTTATTATTTATGATTCAAATATAATAATTATATATGGTATGACCAAACAAATCTTGAAATTTATTTTGCATTATCATATATAATAGTGAGTGAACCATCAGATTCCTCACGAGCTTTAATTTTATTAATAACTTGATTAATGACAATAGTTGCAATAGCCATTTTGTCTTTATCCAATATTACAGGACAATAATCAATTAGTTTACGATAAACATATTCAATTTGTTTCTTAAATATACTTGTAACTTCGGGTTCAAATCTATGAATATTATCGTAAGCCTTTTGATTAATAACAAATAGGATATACAACTGTTTATCATCAAAAGCAAGTCTATCTTCGATTTCTTTAACAACATCCAAAACCATTTGACCAGCATCTTTCTGACTTGTTTTGAAACAATTAATATTATCACAATTAATTCTATCGAGAACTTCTCGAACAATATTATAATAATACTTGGTTGAATGTCGATAACGTTTACCAAAGATATTAACAACTTCTTCAAGAGCAAAGAACATAATATAACAATATATCATCGTCAGATTTGTCATCAGAATAATATCATTATATATACCTCTTTTCTTAAAATCTTTTTCTTGTTCAGCAGTCATATTTAGCTAATCTGATTTTTTCGCAGCTCTAATGACTTTAATTAAGCAAATTGTTGCAACAATCATAATAAGAATAATACTACCAGTATTCTTTTCCGTTTTATAATCATTTGCGTGAATACTATTATATTCTGCAACAGTCATAGGTCTAATAGCAGATAATGCTGACCCTCGCGCTTGTTCAGGTTCAGGTTTACTATATGGTAGAACTGGTGTTGCACCAATACCAATATTATTTGAAGTATTTTCAACACGAACTAATGTTGGGTTTGAATCTTCAAATCTAATAATACAATCTTCTAAATTTGGCATAGTTTACATGACATAAATAACAATTCGAGTAATATAAACTTGTCTTCCAGTAGGTTCAGTTTCAGTTTTAAGAATATATTCTTTTCGACGAACTACATATCGAATATTATTGATTTCGATATAATCATCACGACTAACATTAATATCACCTTGTATAGGTAAATTAATAATAGTTCCTTTTGTTTCAGATATAATTTCACATAACATAGTTTCTATATTATTAGTGGTAAGAGTTATAATAATAATTTCGTGAGTAACGTGACAAGTGGGCGTGCAACCTCCTCTCCCACCGGGGAGCGGAGCGGCTGGGCGTAGCCCAGCTGCGTAGCCCTCTCCAGTTGCAACTTATTTCTTATTAGCTTTTCTATAAGCATCACGAAATTCTCGAACAGTATCAGCAAACGATTTACGATAAATACGCCGACGTTCTTTACAATAGTAAACGATTTGTGCAATACCGTTTACTTCTTTAACAGATACAATTAGTTTAGCAGTCATATGATTAACAGTTTATACTCCAATAGCAATACCAGTTAGGAAAGCTAATGAAATAATTATATAAATAATACCAGTAAGAGTTTTTGATTCATCACCGTCAATACATTTGCAAAAGCCTATTAGACCTACTAAACTCCAAAAGACTATTGCTATTATTTTCCATATCATAAATTAATATTGATTATGAATCATTGTATCAATTTTACAAGTATTTTCAAGATAATCAAGATATTTATGATATGAACTTTCACTTGTAAAACGATAAGAATATTGATTGTGGTCTGTTTTAATATCAACAAGATGTCCATTATCATCTAAATAAATAGACTCAATAGAATACTCATTAATATAAACATCCCCCAAGCATATAAAACCATCTTGAATATCATCATTAATAGCTTTATCAACTGCTCTATCTTTGGCCTTATTATAGGTATAAGTAATAGCGGAAATAATAAAGCAAATGATGATACAAATGCAAGGAAGAAAAAACATACTGTTCGACATGATTATTTATAGTTAAAAGTTAATGATTTTACGGATTCTACTTTGAATGCGATAGATAATCTATTAAAAGGTAAAGCTATTATATCAGCTTCATTTGTTAATATTCTGAATCCATCTGCTGCAATAAATGATGCTTCAGATGAATTATATTTAGTTTCAATTAATACTTTTGATTCTGTTGTAGAAACTCTTAAAACTTTTACAGTTGCATCGTCCTTAAATTCTAATTTAAGTCCTGATTTGAGTTCTAATACTGATGATTCGATTGCTGGTGACATAATTATTTACAATATAAAGTGTGCTATAACTTGACCAATCAGTAAGAATAATAGTACGAGAGATACTATTTTAATATTTTTATTTACTGATTTGAATGTTGATATTTCTCGTTGAAGTGTACCAATATAAGATGATTGTCTTTCAAGTCGGTCATTTAATTCTTCATTACGAGATATGAGAGCTTGTACTTTTTCTGATATTTCACGAGTTTGTTCTGTTGCTTCTTCAATAGTTTTAGATTTTCGTAAACTAAGAAGTCGTATTTTTGCATATTGAAGAATAAATTCTCGTGATGTTGTACCTAATGCAGATTTTTCTATCGAACTTAATACATCATAAATATCTTCGATATCTAATGTAGGAAATTTCTTATATAATGCCATCATATCAGGCATTGTAATACTACCCATACCTGCAACGATTGTACGTTCTAATGCAGATATTTTTCGTTTAGGAGATTCTGTTGTGTTCATAGTTGATTAAATTAATGAAATGAGATATTTTGCAAGTAATACAATCCAATATCCTGCGAATAAAAATATCAGAAATGATGCTTGTAGTTTTTCTGTTAGTGTAAACTCTGGTTCACCAGTTATGTCTACTGAGTTTCCTACTGTTAATTTAACAAATAAATAGGAAATAATAAATCCAATGATAGCACAAGTCATGATAATAATGATGTTAAAATTAATATAATTGATAATAAAGATAAGTAATATAAAAGTAAAGAATAAATAATTACAATTAATATTACAAATTCTATTACAATTACAATGTCAATTAATAATGAAAATTAAGATAATAAAATGAATGAAAAAGATAAAGATAATATTACTATAATTAATTGTATAAATAAGAATTTGTAATTGATGTAAATAATAAAGATTGAAAAAGAATAAAAATTATTACAAATTCTATTACAATAATTATAATAATTTCAATAATAAATATTACAGATGTTTTTAATTGAAAAGATAATGAAAATATTAAAGATAAAAATATTAGAAAATATTAAAGAATAATTATAACAAATGATAATGAAAATCAGAAAGATAAATAAATTGAAAATATTAATATAAAAATTGATAATAAAAAGAATATAAAATATTAAAGAACAATTATAAAGAGATTATTTGCCTAAAATTAGAGATTCTGATAGTGGAAATAATAAAGATAAAAGTGGAGATAATACCTCTGCAACTAATTCCTCTAATTCACATCATTTTAATCTCTTAAATTCTTCTTTAATATCTTCCAGTTTTTCTTCTGAAATTAATACATTTTGTCCTATTCTAAACACTTGTTCTTTTACTGTTTTAATTGCTTCTTCTTGTACTCGTAATTTTTCTACTAAAATTCGAAATTCATTTTCTCTTTCTTTTTGTAGATTTACAAAATGCGTAATAATAAATCCCGTAATTGTGATAATTAATAGTGCAGCATAACACGAAATTAATATCGCTTGTGGAATAGTAAATCCTATTTTTTCTAATGATAAACCGAATATAGCTAATGATTCAATTAGAATTAATGCTATAAATCCTAACCATTTCATAATTTTAATNAGTTAAAGTGTTGGTCGTAATGAAACTTGTAATTTACGAAAAGAATGACGAACATCATTACGACGTTCGCCATCCTTAACGTTACGAGTTTAGTGTGCTACCGGAAGAGAAAGCAGTGTATTTCTGTCTTCCTCGTTAGCCATATTCGGAATACGTCCGAACATAAGACGGAAAGTTTCGACGCGATATGCCATATCACCGGCAGCGTTTGCGGCTCCATTGATACGATTAATCGCGGCACTCTTGAAATCCGTATCTTTGTACTCTTTTCCGATTGCTTCTACAATCATAGTTCCGGTAGTACGATAGGGCACAAGTTCACCCGCTTTGTACTCTTTTCCGTCCACCGTTACGGCCTTTTTGGTCTTATAGCCCCATTCTCCCGGCTCGCCTTTCGGTATTACTCGCAGTGTCATTTCGTAATACTTGGGCGGATTCGTGAGCGTGTTTAATTCCTCTACCATGTTTCCGGCATTATCTCGTTCGGCTGTTTCCTCACTAATACACAAGCAAGAAAAACCGAACATTTTAGCCCTACTTTCGGTAATACTTAACGGTGTGTCAAGTTTCGCACCGCTTTCGGCATCAAATGCGCGCAAGAATACGACATTATCGGTATTCTCTTTACCATTAATTGCCAGCGGTTTAGTTTTGCCACTAATGCGAACAACCTTTACGATTGTTTCAGTTGCTTCTTTGATTTGCTTTGCCATAGTTGAATAATGTTTAGTTAGACTATTCAGGAAACGTTTATTTTTTCCTTTCCTGCAATCTCAAGCGGGGGGCTTCGCAAACCCTTGAATGGACGGGGCAGTTTCATTAGGTACTTCCACGATATAAATACTTATATTATTTTTAACACTAACAAAAATACTTTTATAATCATTAATATTTTTATTATTTTTATCTTGAAAACAATCATTAAAATCATTTTGAAATTTATAACAAATACTTATATTATTTTCTATACCTTTATAAACACTTTCATAATTATTAAAATCTTTATTCTTTATATTATCATTTCATTCAATCTATAAATCTTAAAAACCCGTAATATTTTTATCACTATTGTAATATCTAAAATTATCATTTTTATTTTTACATCTTTTATTCATTTTAAAATTCATAAGTTTATTATAAACATCCATATTATTTTCGATACCTACAAAAACACTTACATTAATATTTCAATCTTTCATTTTATTATCACTATTGATATCATCATTTTCATTAAAATTTTTATAACTTTTTATTACAATTTATATTCACTTACAAAAACACTTATATTAATATCCAAATTATTATTAAATTTATCATCATCATTTTCATTAAAAGAGTCATTAAAATTATCTTAAAAATCCGTAATAAAATTAACTTTTATTTCTTTATCATTATTAATATCTAAAATAGTAGGTATAACATTAAAATTTTTATTATTATTTTTATTAAAATTTTTATTATTATTTCTCTTAATTTTTATACCATCATTAAAATTACCAAAATTTTTATTTGTAAAATCATTAACATCTTTATTATTTTCATTACCATTTTCCTTAATTTTTGAATTAATTTTTAATGTAATTTCAATATTACTTGTAATTTGACCTGTAAAATTACCTGTAAAATGACCTCTATCTTCACTAAAATCTACAATTTTTGCATCATTATTTTCCGTAATTTTTGAATGAATTTTTGAATTAATTGACCATATACCTATATATAGTAATAATATTACAAGTAATATTATTACAAATAAGGAATATATAATATATATACAAATTCCAACTCGTAATTCAGAAACTATATCAAATAATCACGAAATTAAT